GTCTGCTGTGCGCATGGCAATCTCTGGCTTGCATGCCAAGTACGTCGCCAAGTCTGGCGTCGAGCCACGGCTGATCGGCGGCAAGGCCCCTCGGGATGCAGGGGAAAAGTTCGAGTCCACGGCCCAGCTGGTCGAAGCGATGAAGGACCCCAAGTACCAGAGCGATCCGGCTTACCGCCGAAAGATCGAAGCGCGGCTTGCCCGATCGTCTATTTTCTGAAACGACGGAGAGCAAAGGCCCTGGCGACAGGGCCTTTTTTATTGGCATTGGACCTGTCTACACTTTGAACACCTAGACCCGCTCACGGAAGCAACGGCCCTCCGCGGAGGACACCCAGAGTGAAAGGGAGATAGAGGTCGGGGACACACCCAACTTCTCTAGGAGACCAGCAATGGCTGCCCCTAATTTCGACGCCTCCCGGCTTGGTGTCGTCAACACCACGACCGACGGATCCTGGGCTCAGGACAACTCCCTGTTCCTTCAGGTGTTCGCCGGCGAAGTGCTGACTGCCTTCCGCAAGGCCACCATCTTTGAAACCCTGCACACCGTTCGTACCATCGAGTCCGGTAAGAGCGCCAGCTTCCCGATCATCGGCCTGAACAGCGCCGCCTACCACACTCCTGGCAACATGCTGATCGGCACTGCCGTAAAGCATGCTGAAGCTGTCATCAAGATTGACGACAAGCTGACCAGCAACGTGTTCATCGCTGACATCGACGAAGCGAAGAACCACTACGACGTCCGCGCTCCGTATTCCACGGAAATGGGCAATGCCCTGGCCTACACGTTCGACAAGAACGTGGCCGCCATGATTGCCAAGGCCGCTCGTACCAGCACCAACTTCAACACCGACCTTCCCGGCGGCACCCGCATCAAGATCGTTGCCGCTTCCAAGGCTGCGATCACCGGTGCCCAGCTGGCTACTGCGCTGTTCACTGCGGCGCAGAAGATGGACGAGAACAACCTGCCCGAGAACGACCGCTACTGCGTTCTGGCTCCGGCTGAGTACTACAAGCTCGTCCAAGAGACCAGCGTGATCAACCGCGACTGGGGCGGCCAAGGCGCTTACGCCGACGGCACCGTCCTCAAGGTCGCCGGCATCACCATCCAGAAGTCGAACCACCTGCCTACCACCAACCGTTCCTCGGCCACTGGTGAGCAGAACGACTACAGCGCCAACTACACCGACTCGGTGGCCCTGACCTTCAACAAGATGGCCGTTGGCACGGTGAAGCTGATGGACCTGCGGATGGAGCAGACCGGCTCTGATGTCCACGCCCTGTGGCAAGGCACCTTCATGGTTGCTTCCATGGCACTGGGTACCAACATCCTGCGCCCTGACTGCGCTGTCGAGATCTACACCGCCACCAGCTGACGGTTGTTTCTCTGGGGGCCCTCCGGGGCCCCTTCCACTTACCGGCTGACCAATGGCACTTGCTCGCACCACCTACCTGGAAGCGGTCAACCGCGTCCTCCAGATGATGGGCGAAGCGCCCGTCAACAGCTTGAACGGCCAGTACGGCCTGGCCCAGCAGGCCGAAGAAATGCTCAAGGACATCAGCCGCAAGATTCAGAGCGACGGCTGGTCCTTCAACACCGACTACGAGCGGGACATGCTGCCCGATGCGATCACCAAGGAGGTGGCCGTTGGGCCCAGTGTCAGCCGTGTCGTGGTCGATCCCTACGACTACCCCGGCCTGGACGTGGTCCAGCGGGGCGACAAGCTGTACGACCGCCGGGCCAACAGCTATCAATTCGAGGATACCTTCAAGGCTGACGTGACCTACTTCCTGGACTGGGAAGAGCTGCCTGAACATGCCCGCCAGTACATCGCCGTGAAGGCCGGCCGGCACCTGCAGGAGTCCATCCTGGGCAGCGCTGACCTGACCCGCATCAACCTTGGCGCAGAGGCCGAGGCCCGGGCATTGTTCCTGGAGCAGGAGACCTACGTCAGCCAGAACAACATGCTGCGTGGGAACCCCAACCACACCCTGCCGTTCATGACCTACATGCCCAGCCGTGCGCTGCAGCGTTGAGCCATGCCCCTTGTCAGCAGCTCCATCCCCAACCTGATCAATGGGGTCAGCCAGCAGCCAGCAGCGCTGCGTCTGGCATCTCAGGCCGAGCAGGTCGTCAACTGCATGTCCAGCCCGGTGGAGGGCCTGAAGAAGCGGCCGCCGACCTACAACATCGGCCGCCTGTTCACCGGTTCTGCTGGCACCGGCCGGCCATTCACGACCATCGTCGACAGGGACGGCACCATCCAGTACCTAGTGCTAATCCTGGACAACGACATCAAGGTCTTTGGCTTGGACGGCAGCCTCAAGACGGTCAACAAGCCAGACGGCACGGGCTACCTGAACATCACTGGGGAGCCAAGCTCCACCTTCAGGACCTCATCGATTGCCGACTTCACCTTTATCTGCAACCGCGAGAAGACGGTGGCGATGCTGACGGGCAGCGGCGACCTGTCACCCAGCTGGGGCACCAAGTCCATGGTGTTTGTCCGGGTGGCTGACTACAGCACCACCTACAGCACCACGGTCAACAGCACCACGGTCAGCTACACCACGGCCGCCGTGGGCGGCACTGAGCCTGACCTGGTCACCATCGCCAGCAACCTGGCCGCCGAGCTGGCCACGTCGGCCATCAACCCCGTGGCTGCCACCTTGACCTCCACCGGTGGCACCACCACAACCGCCACCTTCGCCAGCGTGACTGGGGTGGTGACAGGCCAGTACCTGACCGATTCAGCGAACCGGATTCCCAAAGGGGCCCGGGTCACCAATGTGGCGGGAACCACGGTGACCTTTTCCCCTGCGGCATCAGGAGTTATCCAGAACAACGACACCATCACCTTCCGTTCTGCCACCTATGTCGTCGTGGCATCGGACTACATCGTCCGCATCGAGAAAGCCGACGGCACCGACTACACGCTGAGCGCCTCGGACAGCCGGACAGCAGAAGGCATCATCGCCATCAAGAGTGCCATCGGCTCGCTGTCTGACCTGCCGACCAAGGCCGAGCACGGCTTCATCGTCAAGATCCAGGGCAGTGCTGCCACCCAAGTCGACGACTACTACGTCAGGTTCGTGGCCAATGCTGGCAGCGGCTTTGGTGAAGGCGTGTGGCAGGAAACCGTGGGTCCCGGCATCGCCTACAAGTTTGACCCGACAACCATGCCCCATGTGCTGGTCCGGGAGAACGACGGCACCTTCACCTTCAGGGAGTTCGATTGGTCTGGCCGGGTGGCTGGTGATGCGGCGACTGCGCCCAACCCCAGCTTTGTCGGCAGCACCATCCAGAACGTCAACCTGTTCAGGAATCGCTTGGCCTTCCTGGCTGACGAGAACATCATCTTGTCTGCTGCTGACAGCTACGACCGGTTCTGGCCGGAGACGGTGCAGACCATCGTCGACAGCGATCCCATTGACCTGACGACTGGCGGCCGGGAGATCAACTTCCTGGTCAGCAGCTTGGCCTTTGCCAATGTGCTGCTGCTGTTCAGCAGGCACGGCCAGTTTCGGCTGGACAGCGGCACCGCTGCAGGCCTGGCCCTGACGCCCAAGACCGCGGTGGTCACGCCCATCACCACCTTCGAGATGATCGACAGCGTGGATCCCGTGGGCGTGGGCCGGACCATCTACTTCTCTGTGCCCAAGGGCGACTTCACCGGCCTGCGGGAGTTCTTCTTGCCAGATGCCAGTGGCCCAGTTCCGCTGTCCGAGGAGGTGACGTCGTCGGTGCCGCGGTTCGTGCCACAGAACCTGTGCAGCCTGATCGCCACCACTTCGGAGGAGTCGATCATTGCCATCAGCAAGGACCAGCCCAAGCGGGTCTACCTCTACAAGTTCTTTTTCCAGGACGACACCAAGCTGCAGTCGGCCTGGTCCTACTGGGAGGTCAAGGGCACCAAGTCGATCATTGGTGCCGATTTGGTCGACAGCGATCTGTACCTGGTCGTCGAATACAGCGACGGCGTGTATCTGGAGAAGGTGGTGCTGCGGCCGGAGAACGTGGACACCGGCACCAGCATCGAGGTGCTGCTGGACCGCAAAACCACAGAGGCCAGTTGCTCGGTGGCCCTGACCAACCCGGCCGGCCTGGACGTGCAGTCGACCATCACCTTGCCCTACCCGATTGCCGATGGCAGCTCGATGGTGGTGGTGGGTCGCTTCTTTGCTGGCAACACGCTGCAGCATGGCCAAGTGCTCACGCCCATCAGTCAGACCCTGGCGGGTGGCGCTGGTGGCAACGGCACCTTGGTGGTTCGTGG